ATCTTGAAAACAGTGGTACTCTTGCTGCTGTTGCTGACGGTGATACAATGACTCTGGCAACTGGAGCATCTGGTACAGATAACATCTATAATGGATCGGCTCTGTATATTGCTTCAGGTCTTGGATCCGGTCAGGTGCGCGAGATTACTGATTACGTTGGTGCAACCAAAGTTGTTCAACTTGCTTCTGCATTCTCAGTTACACCTAATACATCATCTACCTATTCCGTTGGTCCTCTCGTTACAATTACCGGTGACGGTACGGGAGCAACTGCATATGCGAATGTTAACTCTGGCGCACTGAATTACATCAATATGATTTCGACCGGAACTAACTACTCACAAGCGACTGTAACCGTGTCTGCAAATAGCAGCCACGGATCCGGAGGTACCGGTCAAGCATTTATATCGCCTCCAGGCGGTCATGGTTCGGATCCGGTCGATGAGCTCGGTGGCCACAATGTTATTCTTAATGTACAGTTGAGTGGTTCAGAATCTGATACGTTCATCACAACAAATGACTTCCGTTCCATCGGAATCATTCGCGATCCACAGTTTGCGAACGGCGATATCGCAACGGGTTCCGTATATAACCAAGCAACTAACTTTACGGTTACGAGTGTATCTGGGTCAGGTGCTTATACCCTTGATGAAACGGTACGCGGTAATACATCAGGAGCATCTGCAAAGTTCGTAAGTTTTGCAAATACCAACAGTGCAAATACGGCGGGTACGGTCAAGGTTCTTGATGCGAAATCGAATGGTACATTCACTGCTTCCGAAACAATCACCGGACTCACAAGTGGTATCACTGCAACTCTAGGAAGTATTGCATATGGATCGCTTGCGCCATACACCGGTGATGTTCTGTATAAAGAAAACAGAGGTCCGATTGCTCGCTCATCGGATCAGATCGAAGACATTAAGCTGGTCGTGAAATTCTAAGGAAAGTATAAATGGCACTTGCTAACACCGGATCCTTATCGACAGATCTAAACGTCGACCCGTATTATGATGATTTCGATGAAACAAAAAACTTTCATCGAATGTTGTTTCGTCCTGGACTTGCGGTTCAGGCACGTGAACTTACACAGATGCAGACTATGTTGCAGAATCAGATCGATAGATTCGGCGAGCATGTCTTTAAAGAAGGAAGTGTAGTTAAGGGATGTGAAGTCAAATACGATCGTGATCAGATTCGATATATTAAGATTCGTGATAATGATAACAACGGAACATCAGTAGATGCTACTGCTTTTATCGGATCGACAATTACCGGTACGACGAGTGGTATTACGGCTCATGTTATCGATGCCCTTGACGGAAGTGAAGCAAATACACCTAATACAAAAACTCTATATGTTTACTATACGAGTGGCGGCTCTAACAATACGACAACCGCAGTACTTAGTGGCGAAAGACTGACATCAAATACATCTCTTTCCGCGAATGTTGTTACAGAAGGTGCACAGTCTACGAATGTAGTCGGTAATGCAGCACGTATGGAACTCGGTGCTGGTATTATGTTTGCGAAAGATCACTTTATTAATGTAAGTGCAGCGAATACCATCATTGGAAGATATTCATCGAACAATACGATCCGCGTAGGTTACGATGTACTCGAGACGATTGTAACACAGGCTTCCGATACAACTCTGCAGGATCCCGCACAGGGATCATTCAACTATGCTGCTCCAGGCGCTGACAGATTAAAACTCAATCCTGTAATTACGACTCGTACTGTTTCTGATACAAACGATAAAAACTTTATTGAGAGAGTACGCATTACAAACGGTAACATCGAACTCAGAACCGATAAGCCGGTATATGCAGTCATCGACGATTACATTGCTCGTAGAACCTTTGATGAATCTGGTGATTATCTTGTTCGCGGTCTTACTACTCGACCACGTGAACATCTCAATTCTGCAAACAACGGCGGCGTGTTTACACTTGCTAACGGCGGTGATTCAAATAAGCTTTCTATTGATGTTGCTCCAGGTAAAGCATACGTGAAAGGCTTTGAGATCGATAAGTTCATCAGTACGCACGTTGCGGTCGATAAAGGAACGGATGCTGAACAGGTTGAAAATAGTACGGTTCCAGCAAACTACGGAAACTACATTACTGTAGATAATGTGGTTGGTACATGGGATGTTAACGGTCACGATCGTGTGGATCTATACAACCTAAAACAGAATGCCGTAGCCAACAATACTTTTTCGGCACAAGCACCAAGAGGAACGAAGATCGGTGAAGCTCGAGTAAGAGCAATCGAATATAGCAGCGGTACAAAGGGAGACGCTAACGGCGTTTATAATCTATATCTCTACGATGTTGCGATGACTGCTAACAACTTTAGCAATGTTAAATCGGTGCACTTCGACAATAGTACATTCGATGGCTTTGCTGATATCAAAGGTACTGCACTCGTAGATACTGAGTTCAATAAAGGTCTATTCAATATCGGTGCAGGCGCAACCAAAACTATTCGTGATGCAGCCGATGCTATCGATAACGACTTCAGGTTCCTGAAGACAGAAGATGTTACTATAGCTGCCGATGGTACATTTACAATTACAACCGGCGGCGCAGGAAACGAAGAATGGGCGTTCTCAACCGGTGCTTTGAGCTCGGCGCAGGAACGTGATAACTTCTATGTTGTTATGAGAGCAACAGCAAACAGTGCAACGGCAAGAGATACAACTGCGGCACGTGCTGCAAACTCAAATACTGTTACCGGTCTTACGTCGGTTACTACTAAATATAACGTCGGTGATAAGATTCAACTACAGGGCGAATCGAATACATATGTTATTTCAAATCTTAACAGTGCAACATCTGTAAATTATTATGGTCCTGGTGAAGGTGGCGCTCTAAGCGGAGCAACTGTGTTTAAGTTCTTTACTCCTGGCCAGGTGATATCGCTGAACGGCGTGGGTGGAGATGGAACGGCACGTTCGGTAAACATTGCTTCTGCTACAAGCGCAACCGTTGATATACAAGAAACCTTGAGCGGCACGGTTGCCGCAACAGTAATCAGTGAGCAGAAAAAAGTCAACGGTCAAGAGATCGCAAAGGTTATCAATAAGGGTCGATTCGTTGAATTAAATATCAGCGATGGATTTTCAAATCACGGTTTGACTGGCCCATGGCCACTCGGTCTTTCTGACGGTCATAAACTTCAGGAAGTGCGATTAAAAACCGGTAACACTTTCTTCTCTGCGACATCAGACGGAACGGATGTTACATCTGACTTTGAACTCGATAGCGGTATGACTGATAACCTATATGATCATGCTAAGCTAAAGTTAAAGTCAACATCAAGCCGCTCGATTGCAAACGGAGATGTCTATCTTGTTAAGATGGATTACTTTACACATGATACATCGTCGGGTATTGGTTATTTCTCAGTTGATTCTTATCCTATCGATGATGTAAATGGATCGGCAAACACAAACGCTATTACAACTCAAGAGATTCCGGTCTTTACGAGTAAGGTATCCGGTACTCGGTACGATTTAAGAGATCAGATCGACATTCGTCCTCGTATTACCGACACAGCAAACAGCGTAACAAGCCTTACGAATATTTCTCGTAACCCTGCAACATCGACTGCTATCGTTGAACCCTCGGGTGGCTTACGCTATATGCCACCGAACGAAGACTTTACTGCAGACTTCCAATATTATCTATCACGCATTGACCGTGTTGTTCTTACAGCAAAGGGTACCTTCCGAGTTATCAAAGGAACGCCGGCTCAAAAGCCAGTTACACCTCCTGAGCCATCGGATGGCATGACCGTAGCGATCATTGATGTTAAGCCGTATCCATCTTTGCCACAGGAAACCGCAAACAGAGTTTCTACAGCGACTGCAAAGGGTCGTTCTGATCTTTCGATTAAGGTGCGGGGCAAACGGATCCGTCGTTACACAATGAAAGATATACTCGGTCTTGAAGAAAGAATTGACAATCTCGAGTACTATACTTCCCTATCATTACTTGAAGCTGAGACGAAGAATACTTTCCTTGCTGATAGCAGCGGTGCAGATCGCTTTAAGAACGGAATCGTAGTAGATCAGTTCTCTGATTTTGTAGGCTCTGATTTTAACGATCCGGATTACCGTGCTGCTATCAATGATACCGATCAGGAAGCAAGAGCTCAGTTCAAACTCGATGAAGCTCAACTTTCATTCAGAAGCGCAAACTCAACCAACGTCACAGCAAAATCTAAAGATGTGCGACTCACGCTATCGACAAGCGGTACGTATTCAAATGGTGAAACAGTCACACAGGGTGCAGCATCTGGTACATTACTTTATCAGGTTGGAGACAGACTGTACTTAGAAAATGTAAGTGGTACATTTACAACTGGTGGCGGAAATGTTACAGGCGGTACATCTAGTACCGCGAGAGCCTTATCGGCAGTTAAGATTCCTGATGATGGCAAACTCATTACATTGCCTTACACTCAAGATGCGGTGCAGATACAGGATACTGCGAGCGATACTCGAAATACTGCTGGTTCGTTATTCTTCTATGAAGGATTCATGAGTTTGAGTCCTCAGACCGATTTCTTCCAGGATGTAACACAGGCACCTGAAGTGAATATCGATCTTGGTCAGTTTGCCGATGCATTCGTTGCATTGAATAACTTCATTGGAGGTCGACTCGATACATCAGTAGATCGACAGATCGCAGGTGGTAGTTTTGGTCTGCGAACCTTTGAGAATATCACAACAAGGTTACAGGTTCAAGCTGGTCAAACACTTGAGCAGGATCTCGGTGGTGTCGTAGATGTTGGAATTATTCCTTTCATGCGATCGAGAGTAATTCAAGTCAATGTGAATGGACTTAAGCCAAGCACAAGACACTATGCATTCTTTGATGATACGGATGTCAATAGTTTTGTTTCACAGGCAAACAGCAGCTTTGCGAATACCAAGGCAGAAGGTACTGCACTTGTAAGTGACTCAAATGGTGATCTCTTCTTTAACTATAGATTGCCACAGAACGATCAAGTTAGATTTACGAACGGAGATAAAGTACTTCGAGTAAGTGATAATGCTCAGAACAGCGAAGACTTCGGTTCAGTTACTTCTGCTGCATCTGCAGTATACAGTGCAACTGGATTGGATGTTACGACTCGAAGAGGTATTGTTTCGACTCGTTCAGGATTCAACCTTGCGGCCGTGCCCGAACGTACCGAGTTCCAAATCTTTACTCCTCCGCCACGCCGACGTGATCCGGTTGCTCAATCATTCTTCGTCGATGATGTTGATAACATTAACACTCCAGGAATGTTCCTTACTAAGATCGATCTGTTCTTCTCATCAAAGGATTCGAGCAAGGGTCTTACAGTTGAGATCAGAGAGATGGATCCATCGCTTTCATTCATTACTGAAAAGGTAGTTCCGTTTTCGCAGGTATCCGTTCCATCAGCCGATATCAATACCAGCACCGATGCTTCTTCTCCAACACCAATCGTATTCGAGACACCGGTTTATCTTGTATCCGGATTCCAGTATGCTATTGTACTCAAGCCTCATGAGAACAATCAAAACACGGTTGTCTATATCTCACGGCTTGGAGAGACCGATCTAGTCACTGGCAACAGAATCGTAACGCAACCTGCCGATGGTAACCTGTTCATATCATCTAACGATCAAACATATACTCCGATCATTGGAGAGAACATTAAGTACAAGCTGTACTTCGCTAACTTCGGAACAAATCAAACCGGCACGGCTGTCTTTAAGAATCTTGATCGTGAATACCTTACACTCTCGGCGCGAGATGGAGCCTTTGATAGAGTCGGTGAAGAAGTTCACGGGCCAACATCGCTGGTGTTTACAACGCAACCATCAGCCAATGCCAACTTTACTATTCGAGGCAATACATCTGCTGCCAACGGTACTGTCGTTAGCACAACGGCTAACACATCGGTACTGAAGGAAGTTACAACGGCTGCTAAGTTTACAACCGGTGAAACTGTTAGAGTGATGTTTGCAAATGGTTCACCGACACAAACAACTGCTGTCATAACGAGTCAGAGTACTCCCACCGGTAAAGTACTACACTTTGATTCAGTTACACAATCGAATACGTTCTTACATCTGTCAGAACCAAGCGGTTCGTTTGCAGCTGCTGATTCTATTCGTGGACAGATCAGTGGCCTGGATGCTACGATT